ATGCTGGCACTGTAGTGCCTGGGAATGATCCTGTTAATGTGTATGTGCCGTTATATGTTGCACCACAATTACTTACTACTATTGATTGACCAGTTACAAATATGCCTGGGTTTGCTAATACTAAAGTTGCTACGTTATTGCTAATTGATGAGCCGACTACTGGGGCATCGTTATGCCATAGATATGCAGATATTAAATCTTCTGCTGACTGGCAGCACTCTTCTACAGTTGCATCGGTATATAAAGTACCAATACCTAAATTACTGCGTAACTCTGCCATTGTTACCATCGCAGCGGCCATATTGTCCTTTCTAAAAAAGCTCCCTAGGGCTAGGGCTACTAAACCCTAGGGATTATTAAATTAACTAACTTATTAGGTTAGGTTGAAGCGGCGAACGCCACCAGCGACCAATACACCAACAGCCATGTAGCCATATAGTGATGTCTCGATCTCGCCTGATGTTGGGATGTTTGTAGATAGGCGAAGAATTGGTGACTCGTAAATTGATACTGCTGAAGGTACAACAATAAATGCTGACTCATCAATAGTTGTTGAAACTGCGTTTGGATCTACGTATAGGTCTAGACCTAATACGTTACCACGTAGTGATGTAGGTACAGAAGATCCTGCATTATTCATTGGGTTAGCAGCATTGTAAATTGGGCGACCTGTTGAATCGGTTGCGCCTAATAGTAGTGACCACTGTGATGTACCAGCGATGTACTTAGTTGCTAACTCACCTGTTGCAAGGTATGCAGCTGGTGCTTCTGTTGATACGTAGGAAATAATTCCTGCAGATGATGCTGCTGTTGTTGCAGCTTGTGTGCCACCTGCTGTTAATGCTGCAATTACTGCTGCATCTGTTGCTTTGTTATATGCACGTGTCATGTTGTCTAACATCGCTGCAAAAAACTCAGGTGAAGATCTTTCTAAAATTTCTAAACTGTAGCGTTGTAATCCAGCATACTTCTTAACAGTTAAGTTTACGTATGAAGATACGATACCTGTCTCTGATGGGCCTGCTCCTTCTGCTGTTTCTGCCACAGTACCAGAAGTCGTAATTTTTGGAACGGATATGGTCATACCTGCTGCTGGTAGCGCACGTGAACCGATTGCGTCAATAGCTGGGCGTGATCCAATAAGTGTATCTACTACTGTAGGAACATATTGATTTGGTGAAAATGCAGGATTACTTGTGAACGAATCGTCTGCGAAATTCATACGCTTTGCTACATCTGCTTCTGCTTTCATTACCCACTGTGCTGACTCGTGGTTACCTAATTTTGCTTTAATGCTGTGTTCTAGCATTTGTGCTTGTGTTTGAATTGGTGAGCGTGGCTCTGTGTAGAAGGATGCACTAATCGTTGGACGTGCGGCTTCTACTGGAGCAACCTCTACCACTGGTACTGCTGTTGGCTCAATGGTGTTTTCCACTTGTGCCTCACTTTCCGTAGTTGGTTGATTTGTTGCATCCGCTTCGCCTTCGCTAGCGGCAACTTTAGTTACTTGTGCTTCTGTAAATGCTGGTGATTCAACAAGGCTTACTTCTTTAAGAGTTGCCTTAGTTACATAGATATAATCTTTTTTCTGTGATGATTTAATTACATCCACGCCTACAGACATACCAGATATAAGATTTTCTTGTGCAAGCGTCAAAGCGTCTGAGCCTTGCATGCTGGCACTAATTTTAAAGCTAGCGTAGATACCATCTTCTTCTTCGTTAAATCTTTGCATACGGCCAATAGGCTTATCGTTGCGGTGTTGCATAAGCATCTTAATTTTGCCAGGGTCGCCTACATCTATTGAATTTCTAGCGAAGACTACTTTGCCAACACTGGTGTTACCAGGTGTTTCAAACGGCACAATTTTGCCTGCAATAACTCTGCGCTCACTATCTGCGCTTTCTATTTGACTGCTAAATGTAAGAATCAATTTGAATCCGCCCATGTTAGAACTGCAAAGGTAAATGATGGGGTAGTGCCACCGATTGTGCCGACTACTCTTAATTGATCTGTGAATGCAGTAGTTAATCTAATTACTTCTCGTGTGACGCCTGTTTTTTGTGTAAATGTAGCAATAGTATTCCAGTTAGTGCCATCTACTGTGTCTTGCACTACCACATCTAATGTAGGCAATGTACCGCTAGCTGCTGTAACGTCTAATTGCATTACTAACTGTTTAGCAGCGGCTAGGCCAGTAACGGCTGTGCCAGTAACTGTTGCGGTGCGAGCAGCTGACGCTAATAGCGTTACCGTGCTTGCAGGTATATTGGCTTGTTGTATATCACTCATGCATTTTCTCCTTTAGCGCTGTTAATGTACTCAGCATCGCCACTTTGATTGCCGTTAGGGGTTAGATCTTCCATTTCTTTTGCTTGCTCTAGGTCTATAAGTCCTAGGGTTAACATCTTTTCTATAACTTCTAATCTTGCTTTATCGTCTGATCTTAAAAACGTTTCTGAAATATTAAAACGTACAATTTGTCCAGCAGGAGTTATATCGTTCATGCTTAGACGATCTTCTATTGCACAAATGTAAGGCTGCAGAGAATACGAAACAAATTCTTTTCGGTTTTCTACAGAATTTTGATAGGTGTAACTGCCGTTCATATCGGCTGAGATATATATTGCAGGTACGTTCATAGCACGTGCAATTTGTGTCGCTAGATATTGTGATGCTTCGTTATACATCATATCTTTAGGACTAAAACCGACAGTCTCATAAGATAATGTGCTAGTTAGGTATGCAGTAGATCTTGATTGACGTGCTGCTTTCCAAGCTGCTAATAATCCTTGTACTTGTGATTCTGGCATATCTGCACCAGTGTTTTTTAAGAATCCTGTTGCCATAGGTGTCTGTGCTGCTACAGCTGCAGCCTTTTCTAAATCTAATGCGCTTTGTATTGTGCGGCCTGCTGTTTGTAATACACCTTGTGTTAATCCTTGGAATGTAACTAATGAACCAATACCAACCATCGGTACTTTTTGTCCATCTATTGTGTAATACATAACTTCTGTGCCTAATGCATTTAATTGTGCAACTACCCGTGTATTAGCAACCCATTCAAATCTAGATGGTCTTAAATCATCTGCATATACTTCTGTAACGCGCCAATATGCAACGCCATAAAATATAAGACTATCGACAGTCCACGAGATAGTGACGGATCGTGGCTGTCGAATATCTGGCTGCTCGCACCAGAGTGGCTTCGCTAACTCTTCGCCTGTAGATTTTTTATACAGCTCTAATGGTAAATATCCTATAACACCTTTAATTAAATTAGCGCATCTGTTAACTGCAGGTACTTGTGTTGCAAGTGTGCGATCCATCGGACCTGCACCAAACGTGTTATAACCAAATCCAATAATGCTGTCGCCCATAACGGCAGGGGCGTATTGCGCTTGTACGGTTTCTCTTTTATTTGTTATACCCAAAGCAGACAATAGACCCATATGTATACTTTATACCATAAATAGGACTTATGGTGCAAGTTAGACAAATATTTGCGCGGTTTGTTGTGGGCGTGTCAACTGGCTTACAACCATAGCTAAAGATATTGCAGCTGTAACGTCTCCTGCGGATTTTCTGCGTATTATGCGCCAGCCTGCATCCGAGGTCTTAGCGGCACAGTTATTTAAGTGTTGTACTAGATCTGCCTGACCACTATGCACCATCCTGCCGTTAGCCATAGCATCGGATAAGTCTGAGCATGCCTGATAAAAAGCTTGACCTGATACATCTTGCATACGCCATCCGCTTTGCTCTAATCGTGTTGCTATTGACTGCGTGGCGTACTTGTCAAAGCAAATTATATGTGGGTGGTACTTACGTGCCCACTCGTTTACATCGCTTGCCATCTTAACTTCATCTATTGCAATATCACTATGCCAAAGCTGTGCTAGTCCGACTGCTATCTTGTCGTCTTTTATTTGACCCATAATTAACGCACCTGATCTGCGTGTAGGTGCAATATCAAAGGCCATTATAGTCATTGGCCCGACAGGGATCTCTAACGTACTGTCACTGCATGCTTCTATACTTCCATAAACCCAAGGACTTACTGCGCTATCTACCCACATACAAAGCATCTCTGTTTTAGTAGCTTCTATGCTGTTAGTGCTAACACTTTCTTCAAGTGTTTGTTCTGTTATTAAATGTCCTAATGCTGGATTAGCCATAGACCAGGCTTTGCGATCATGTATTTTAGAATGCTGTGGTGCGCTGTATTCATAAAATCCTAAATTATCTGGTGGGTAAGATAAGCAACGCTCTCTTAGATCATTAAGCACAGTACTAAACCCGTCACCTGCGTTACTTGTCATAAGTGTCATAGCATTAGGCCGCGCCCTAGTTACTGGTAATGCAGCTGTAAACGATTCTGGTGTCCACTCGCGTAACTCATCTATGTATAGAAAGTCTGCAGTCTTTCCACGTGGTGCATCTCTTGTAGCAGCTGCAATTTCATACCTTGCGCCATTAAGCAAGCTAATAGATTCTTGACCATTAGCCAGGCGTATCTGTCTTACTTGCTTTTTTAGAAACTCGTTATCTTCTATTGTGTATGCAACTTGTCTAAATGTATCTAATGCCATATTTCGATTAGAAGACATACCCAACACGTTCTTAGATCCCCATAGGAAAAGATGCGACAGTATAAGCATGCGTGCTAGGTGCGTCTTGCCATTTTGACGTGCTACAAGTATTAAAGCTGTTTTCTTACGCCAATTATCTACATCATCTACAGCTAGTAGATCATCTAAGACCCAGCGTTGCCAAGGGATAAGCGGCATGCCTATTTTGTCGGCTAGATCTGCTACCTCTTGTGATTTAGATAAACCTTTTAATAAAGGCGTGTGGATTCTAGGCTCAGTGCTGCCAATCATTCCCATAATAACCTAGCACCATTTAGATCGTTAAATATTAAAATTACACTGTGAAAATGATTAGCTTTAGTGTTTTGCCCACTTTCAGATATGTAGTTAATCCTTCTGCTAGGTACGTAAATAGTTGGATAACCATATTTTTTGTATAGCGCATGCCTACCTTTACCGCCTAACGCATCAATAGGTAGAACTAGGGCAGAAGGCTTACCGCTTTGTAAACATTTCTCAATAACCTTATCTTTAATGCTAAATGGTGGGTTAGTAATTAAATAATCGTATTCGTAATCGCTAGTAAGCCAATCGGTCATATTATGCAAAATATTGTAGTTTTGTGCTTGCCCATATCTAACAAAATGGCTTACAGCTGTATCAAAGGGACAAATAATTGTAGAGTTAGGTTTAGGCTGCAATAACTTATACATAAGAGCTACTATCTGCTCAGGCGTGTACCATTCGTCATTTTTTTCTATTTTTGTAATGCCGCTTAATAGTTTCATCCGACCCCTCGTGGGCTCTGTTTCATTTCCGTATCACTCTGCATCCAAGTTAAGCGTATCAGGTTTAATAAATGGTGAGTCTGGCACTGTTCGCACCGTCTCAGGGAGAGAACGTTGTGAA